TTACGATTGTGGTATCATTTACAGTATCTATTATAATATTCATTCCACTTGCAGTACCCGAGCCATCATATGTACATACGATATGATGCCAATTGTTACCTCTATAAGTAGCATTTTCAGTACTTACAACTATTCTGTTAGAGCTCGCATTTGTATTTCGTAATGCAAGTGCTATTTTACCTACATGAGTATTTCCTCTATATGTTATTTCCACCCCTCTATAATTCCCGCTAGATTCATTTTTACCCATAATATATTTACTGGCATCTGCTGTCGACCTCATCCATATTTCGTAAGTGAATGAATCATCATGGTCGAAATTAGCAACAGATGCGTTTCCAAAAGTCACAAAATCATCATTACCATCTAAAGTTATAGTACCCCCAGCTTCAGTAGTATTAAATGAAGGGCCATTAGTTAATGTACCGACTTCATCACCTATTGTACTATTTAAATTAGTACCACTACCAATGTATGATTTATGATTGGCAGGGTCGGTTGCTAATACTAATCCATCTGTTACTATACTTTTTCCTCTACTAATACTCATAACTTATATACTTCTTACAATGGTTTTTATTTTCCATGAAGGTGTAGAAGTATTAACTTGTAATGCGGCTTCAGAGCCTGTTATTACAGCTGATATCTCTACTCCTGAGGTATCACCAATATCTGTTGTAGTTGTTTCGGTAAAATTAATGTTAGAAGTGCCGGCTTCCCAAATACTCATCACAGTACCCGCCCTCATATTAGAAGCGCTGATTAAGGTGTAATTAAACCAAGCACCATCATAAGATGATGTTGATAGTGTATAAACAGATTGGTTTGTAGTAGTTGCAGTAGATGAAATTTGTGAAGTTGTATGTAGTGATGTTGGAGTAGAACCTATTGTTACTATACCATCGGAAAATACTTCAAATTGAGGTATACCTGATATATCGTTTACTGAGAAAAGAGAACCTGATAGGGAATCATCAATTGAAAATACAGAACCTACTGAACCTATAATTTCAAATAAAGTAGAACCACTACCATAAACGGTCAATGATTCAGATACGGAAGAGGAAATTAATAATGAACCTGTTATTTGAGCATTACCTGTATATGGGAATGGGTCAATACCCGTTAAACCTGAACCATCTCCTACAAATGAACCTGAGAATAATGATGCTGATACGTGAGTATCTACTACTAATTTATTTAAACTTGCATCACTACCAGATGTGATGACTTTTTTCCAATTTGGCATATTTATCTTATTATGGTTGGTTACACAGATATGGCTGTGCCCACTTCCCTATTATTGTAGGGCCAATAATTTGCTATAAATATTACATTTATTTCTTAGATACAGTCTTAGTAGGAGGGGTTATGGGGGGTTCTTGTGCCTTTTGGATAGAATTATTAACCTTGCTTAAAAGTTGGGTTAAAAAAGGAGCATCTGACCCCTTAATAGTAATACTATTTAAAGCTTGAAAAATAGTATTTAATTCAGCTAAATCTAAATTTTCTAAAGAATGTTTCATAATTATTTATTATTTATCGTTTTCCGGGGGGAATGATAAATAACTATTTTGCATTTTCAAAACTAAATTATAAAGAACTTCTACTACCTCTCCTTTAAAATTACTATTTTTTAAAGTTCCTAAAATTACTTCTAATTCTTGTTTAGTTAAACTTACTTTAACTTCGTTAGAATTTTCTATAATTTTATTTCTATTTACTTGGTCTAATAACCCCATAACTTTTTTTTTTATTTCATTAAGTATAAATATAAACATCTCCCGTATCACTTGCAACAAATATATTGCCATATCCTTTACTTTCCCCACCATAATCGGGGTTTGTAGGGAGATTAGCAGCTTGACTTGATGTTGCAGACACTAAATAAGCATCGGGGGTTATTGCTGTTGCGGTTCCAGATAAACCATTTTGCAATGCCCATCTATCGGCGGATGCATCATACCCTACTGCTAATCCTGTCCCATCAACCGCACTTTGAACGATAATACCACCATCAGCGGCTGAGGTAGAACCTGAAGCAAATACCGCGAATTTATCAGATACTAATAGGTTTGATGAAGAAATGGTAGTTGTGGTACCATTTACATTTAAATTTCCTGCAATTGTAGTATTACCAGAAACTAACACATTATTAGTTACCGTTAAATCATTTCCAATAGTAACATCATTTGGTAAACCAACTGTGATGGTTTGAGCTGTGGCAGCTGTATCAATTTCATTAGCAGTACCTGCTATAGTTAATGTTTGGGATCCTAATGCAACTGTACTACCCGCTGTAGAACCTGAAATTGTTAATGTAGTAGCAAGTCCTGATAAACCACTTCCATCTCCTGTAAACGAACCTGAGAATGAACCTGTAGCTGTTATTCCGGTTACTGAAGCTGCTAGGGTTAAACTATCAGAACCTTCTACAGCTAGATTAGTACCTGCTAAGTCAGTTAATAAATTCCCATAAGTAATAAATTTACTAGCACCATCATTAACAAAAAACTTATTAGCAGTAGCCATATTTGTTAATTCGGTTGTAGGGAATGATGCAGCTACCCCCGATAGTCCTGCTCCGCTTCCAAAGAAAGATCCACTAAATGAGCCACTTAAAAAGGTATCATCTGATGAAGAGGAAATTTGTTGGGTTACCCCGGTATTTATCTGAGTTAAATCAGCTGCACTGCCCGATACTATTATTTTTTTCCAAGTTGCCATACTATTAAATTATTTTTTTGTTATAAATATTATATTCCGTAGAAAAATTCACTCCCACTAAACATTATTCCACCTTCTACGGGTGTGGCTGCCCCTGAGTAGGGTAAAAGTTGTAAAATTCCTTCTGATGTGAATTTTACCCCATTTCCATCTTCGTTTTTTATTAATATTAAATCAGTACTAACCCCATTAATTTCAAGTAATGCTTGAGGGGTTGAACCATTTGTTCCTATACCTAACTTACCACCTACAAAAATTATATCTGTGTTACCATTAATTACATTATTTTCTCCAGAAGTAGTAAGAACCCTTCCAACTACATCATTATTAGTAATAGTAACACCATCACCTCCTCCTCCTGACACCGTTTGTGGTGATGAAATACTAACTTGATCTAAAAATCTTATGCGTCCTCCTCTAGCCATTTGTTATCCTATAGTATTTGATCTATTTTGTGCTTCTTTATTTCTACCACTTGTAGAAGAATTAGTAACAACTGTTCTATTTCCTCTAGTTTCAACTTCACCTTTTTCAAACACACTAGCATCTGAGGTAGTTTCAACTGAAAATATAATTTTTGATTTATCTGTAAATTTGTTAATAGCTGTTAAGTTCTTTTGTATTGTATCTGGTATAATGTAGCCATTAAGAGTTAAATCAAATGTTGATTTTACAATTCTATCTTGACCTTGATTTAGTTCATTTATAGTATTAAAAGAATTAATCCTAGCATTAAATTTAAATCTTTCAGGATCACCCCAATAACTATCTGAGGCATAATTTACAGATTCTATTATTTTATTTAGTTGTTCTATATAATAAGTTTGTATAGTACAAGAATATTGCAATGTTACATAATCCGGTACAATAACGGGGTAGTATGTTTTTTCTTGAATCCTATTATTTAATACTTCAAAGGGCCCATATGCATTTCCACTAGTATATCGTTTTTGAAATACCCCAAAATTAACAGGGTTATTAGCATCTAATTTATTACCTAAATTTCTTACTTTTTGTAAACTATTTCTTTTAAATAGTATTATAGGAGACATTACTTTACCATTTTTATCTCTATAATATCCATCTTTTTGATATGATTTCCACCTTTCAGGGGCACCATAAATGATAGGAACATTAATTCTTTCTCCATTTTGTATTACAAAAGGTTTGATTACATTTTTAAAGTAAAACATAATAGATTCATCAATATCTTGAAGACCTAAAGTAAAAGGTTTTACTGTATCATTTCTAAAAGACTGTTCATTACCCCTATTCTTAGAACCAAAATTATTAGGATTACCTAAATTTTGATCATAGGGATCAACAAAACCATTACTTATTTCCTTTTGTGTTTTAGGAACAGGTTTTCGATTATATGATGCTTGATTATCTTCCATTAAAATCTTTCTTTTTTAGGTGAAATCCCTAACTTATCAGAAGGAATAATATGACTTTTAACAATTACTGAAAAACTACTGCCAAATTGGTCTAAATCATTTTCTAGGGGATTTTCAGCATTAGGGTAATCTGGGTTTTTACCTACTATATATTGGTTAGAAACAGTAGAATCTACCTCATAATATGATTCTTGATATAATACTATATCTCCTATTTCAACTAACACATTAGCATCTACCAAATCATCTCTTAAAAACCTAAATTCAACCCCCCAATTAAAATCAATACCTAAATCACTTTCAGGATAAGCTTGATCATCTCTAGAAATTAAACAATTTAATAATACAGGCTCATCAAAATATCTAGTTCCAGGGGTTTCACCATAGATGTTCACTTTAGTCTCTGCTAGTTGAGGTTTGTAAATAGCGGCTTGTTGGGAAATAATATCCCCCACAAGTTCTCTACTTAAACCTCTGAATAAACTAACATCTCTTGAACCTCCAAAAAGTGCACACATTCTTAATTATTTTTTATGAGATATAAATTGTAAATGGTACTTCATTTAATTCCTGTTTTCTAAATTCTGTTTCTTTGGTTCTAGATTCTAATAATTTTTCTCTAGAAGTCTCATCAAAATAAGTTCTTAATCTTTCAATTAAAGCTGTTTTTTCTGCTGTTGCCGCTGATAGTAAATCATTTTGATTTAAAGTTACGGTATCACCTGGGATTGGCACAGCCCCGTATTTACCTCTCACATACCCCAGCATTTCTTTTACTAGAGATAGTGTGTATTCAAACATCCAACTTCTACCTACTGAGTTTATTTTAGAATAAACTGGATTAGTATAAGGAACATTAGACACATCTGTAATCTTATTTGCACCATCTTGGAAAGCAGATGCTGCTCTTTCAGATTTTAAAATATATTGTATTTTTAAGGCTCCTCCGGTTAATTTAGGGATAGGAAATATTTTTAATTTATTATTTCTAATTTCAAATGAATAATTAGATTTTCTAATCTGGTCATTAAAATCAATTGCTTGAAGCTTCTGTAAATCATAGCTTATAGGCATCATTAAGAAATTAATACCCGGTGAATAACTACCAAATCCAAAAGTTGATAATAATCCTTGTAAATCTGTTCCGGTACCCGCATAAGGATCAAAATATCTTACAATCGCGGGGGGAGATTCATAAAATACTCTTTTAATTTCAATATCTCCACTATCATATCCTTGTTCAACTGCCCAAGCATTTAAATCATAATCTTGAACACTAGCAGACAAACCTACTAAACCATCATACCAATCAACATTCCCACCAACACCAGCTTCAACTCCATACTGTTGAGAAAAATCAATTATTCTATTTAATGTGGGGGTTAGTAAAGTATTTTTAACATCTACTGTATTAGAAGCTCCTTCTAATGATAAAAAATTTTCTCTTACTTGGTAAGCATATAGTTCATTACCATAAGTAGTTATTGCTTCTTCAAAAGCAGTATAAAAATTAAGATCTTGTAATTCTACATCTACAATGGGGTACCCTAGTCTCCTAGCACAAAAATTAGCTACTTTATCTGAATCTTGTTGAAACTCTAAATCACTATCATAGAAACCAAAAGGAGTACTCCCTGAGGAAAATGAACTAGATCCGGGCCATATTGGTATTACTGCCATGTTTTTTTAATTAAGCGTTTACAAGCACATATTCAACATCAATGCTACTGCTTATAGCATAAGCTTTAATATTTTCAATACTAGAAGACAAACCACTAACAAACCCACTTCCTGTTACACCCGCACTGGATAAGAAGTATGAAGAGGTAGGAGTTAATTCTTGACTCCAATATTCATCTTTTGAACTACTAAAAGTTAGCATTAGATTATAAGCATTATCTAAGTTAGTAATTCTTAAATATTGTAAGCTTGATGAAGGAAAAGTACCAGCTCCAGGATTTATACCATCAATATCTATTAAAGAAATGGAGGTAGTAGTGGGGCAAGTTACAATTCTTCTGTCAACATTAGTTACATTATTTATCTCAAAAGTAGTATCATTAACCGTTCGAGTATTTTTTACTATATGTTCTTCTTGAATATTAACTTTAAAAGTAGTAGGAGTTAAAATAGATGCCATTACATTTTTTATTTATAAATATTAGAAAAAAACGGAACAACTTTTATTTTTTACTACCTGATACTATTCCTATTTCAGCTGCCTCCTCATATAAATCAATTAACCCATCTACTATAGGATCTCTATGATTATGTTTTAAAGTAATCCCATTCATGTTTTTGATTTTACGCGATGCTGAGTATAAAAATCTAAATCCTGAATCGCGTTTTGATTTTAAGTCAACTTGATGATCATCTCCACAAATAACCATTTTAGAACGTAAACCAATTCTAGTTACAATCATTTCCATCTGTTCATGTGTAACATTTTGAGCTTCATCTACAATAATAAGACTATCAAGGAAAGTACGACCTCGCATAAAGGAAACAGGTACTATTTCTATCTGTCCACTTTCAATATATTTTTCAATTTTTACCTTATCGTACAGAGCATACATATTTTGATATATGGGTTGTACCCAAGGATCCATTTTTTCACGTAAGTCTCCAGGTAAAAAACCAATGTCTTCCTTTGATACGGTAGGACGTGTGATGATAATCTTATTGTATTGTTTACAAAAGAGACCATCTAGAGCTATTTGGCATGCTAGTAAGGTTTTACCAGAACCTGCTGAGCCTGCTAGTAAAGTAAGTGTATTGTTTAATATTTCTTCCTTTGCTATTTTTTGCTCCTCATTTAAAGTGAGTTTAAATTTTATAGGGTTTTTTGGTACTCTTTTTTTTCTAAATACCTCATCTGTGTGGTGATTTGATGCCATAGACAACTTAATTTATTTACCATAAATATTTAAAAAAATTCCCTATTTTAAAAACTTACTGATATTAAAGTTATAATTCTATGACATTAATATATCGTTTTCTATTTTTATGATTGACCTGATTGATATTCAATAGGTGTATTTAAAGTTTGACTTCCCAATACATAATTTACAGTTGATGATGGGATACCTGACCCTAGTAGTGGTTCTAACTTTTTCATTGCATCTGATATATCTCTAGCAATAATATTGGATACTTTAACAGTACCACTATCAATGTAAGAACATTCATAAATTAAGTAACCCTTCATCTTAGATGTTTCTATTACCTTTACTTCTAATACAGCAGTTGATCTACCCTCTTTAATAAGAGCTGTGATCAATTCACCATATTCTCTTTTGTATTTCTTTTTTAATCCCATTTCTATTAATCTACTACCCAAGTTCTATCAAAATTTTCTATACACTCACAGTATTGGTAAAGTTGTTGGTTAGGTGAATCGACTTCTATATACTCTATATTACCACCACCATCCCAAGATTTACAATTCCATGTTTTACATCGTCTGTCTTCATCACAACCCGACATTAAAGCCATAATAGATATAGATATTAATACTATACCCATTCCAATTTTCCACTTATTCATTTTCATACTTATTTATAATTATGTTCTAGAAAATGGTCCATCATATTCGTACATCAACCCCATTGTTGGGTGTGCTACGGTAGAACCTTTAATAATATCTTCAGCTAATTTAGCTTTCAATTTCGCCATTTTTAATCCTGTGATAAATAATTTACCACCAATTACTTTACTGTTGCTTGCGTTTACATTTATTCTCATAACCCTTATTTTAAAATTGTAACTTTTGAATATTTAATTTTACCTATTGATTTTTTACCTAACATATCAAACGTATATAGTGTAATACAGGTAGGACCCCATTTAGTAACATTCATACCATTAAACTCAGCATGAATAGCTCCAGCGTCTACGTTTACTTCAAATACTTTTGGATTCATTCCATACTCACCATCATTACCTTTACAATAACTAGTAATACCTTCAACTGTGAATTTAACACTACCTTTTTGTAATTGATCTTTTATTTCTTTATTTGACATAACCTTTATTTTTATCTCTTTATTATATGTAAATATACGAACAATACCTCGGGTAGCCAAGTTTTTTCGTGGAAATCTTTGGTTTTCTTTGATGTATTTCGTTTCTCATTTACCCCGTGAATATACGAACAATTATTGTGGTAACCAAATAAAATGGTTAGAAATTGTTTTTGAAAACATAAAAAAGGGACGCGAAACGCGTCCCTTTCTTTTTATAGTAAACCTAAATCAACGATTTAGATAGTGTTCAAACCAGAGACCTGAATTTTTCCGAAGAACTCAGGGCGAATCATCTTCTTAGCATAACGAGTTAAGAGACCTTTACGTGGTGTAAATGTATCTGGATCGTATACAAGAGGAGTCATGATCAATGGAATATATGGAGCAAATACAGCACCTGTTTCAAGGAATTGTGTTCCTCTGAAACCCATCAATATCTGATTCTCAGTCATATATGGATTCTTGTAAACTTGATATCTACCATTCAACTGACCAACTTTCTGTACACCAAAAGCATACTTAGCTTGAGCAGCATCACCATTAGAATCAGCAGCATATCCAGGAATTGATTCAAGAACTGTAGCTACAGTTGGAGAACATACCATGAAATTAGCACCACCTCTAAGAGTTAATTGGTGAATCTTGTTTGACAATTTCTGAACTTTAGTACCAAGTGTTTGGAACCATTGTCCTTGTGTATTGTAGAAACCAGAAGTTAAACTAGTAAAAGCAGTTGAACCAGCATTAATTGCTTGGTTGTTTTCAGCTGACCAGAATTCTGTGCTTCCAGCAGGAACAGAAGAAATCAACATATCAAGAATTTCGAGATCAATCTCTAATGAGATATACTCGCTCATGATAGATGTCAATTCAGCTTCAGCATCCAAAGATTGGTAAGCGTTAAGATCTTGAGCAAACTCAGGAGTCCAAACAGCTTTCAACTTACGTGTCTTAGCAACAATTGATTCTGATTTCAACTTAACATTTACCTCAGGAATTGAGATAGTTCCGTTTCCAGGGTTCAATGTAGTATTACCATCTTCAAAATCACCACGCTCGTTATCGAGAGGAGCTAATGAGAAAGTAACAGGGAAATTAGCATAAGCACCAGCTTCTGAACCACCTGTAGTAATGAAAGTTACTTCTGTTCCACTTACAGTAGTAAAAGCAGGGTTTACATTTGATAATGAACTTGAAGCTATTGCAAAAGCACGAACAGCTTTAAAATCTGCATTTGTGTTAGCCATATCAACAGTTACAGCTTTGTAATCACCATCAGCAGCTGATGCAGAGAAAGCTGAATCAAAATTCACCTGAGCAAATGAAGCGGTAACTACAGCTGCAGTAAATACAGAAGCAGTGTTGTTGATAGAATATCCGAATCTACCAGCACCATAAAGACCTTCTTCTGGGGAACCAGCACCTTCAGTTACACCATACATTGATCCTGAATCATAATGACCAGCACCAATACCATTAGCATTAAATGGACTCTTCACAGTTCCATATTGGAAATCTAAGAAGAATACAAGACCTGAAGGTAGATTCATAGGTTGAACTGATACGAACTCTTGAGCAGCAATCTGTCCGAATACTTTACGTACCATTGGAAGTGCTACACCAGCCCATTGTTCACCTGTTCCAGCAGTAAAAGTACCACCAGCTACTCCTCCACCTGAAAGTGAAGATTCAACTACTAATTGCTTAGCTTGATTTTCGAGGATCATAGACATATTGTTCTTTTCGGTCTCAGTGTTGATACCTTCTAACAATCCTGTCTTTTCCCACTTGCCTGCTAATCTAGCGGCATCGCTCTGAAGATTCTTCCAAGAACCTCCAGCGCTTTCTAAAAGAGAGTTTAATTGACTCATTTTAATTTAATTTTAATTTTAATTTATAATTTATTTAATTCCAGCTAACTTTTGCCATCTAGCAACTTGAGAATCAACTTCTACAATTAATTCCCTTTTTGGAGCAACTCCTACAGGTTTGGAAGCTAAAGAACGATTTTCTTTGATTGATTTCTTTGAATCTGAAAAATTCTCAGAAATAGTTTCAAAAATAAGTTTTGCTTCTTTTACGGTAGCAGCTTTATCAAAAGCAGGAATAATTTTTGCTTTTTGGTTTTCAGTTAGGTTTTTAGCTCTGAAGATTTTATTTAAGTAGAGTAATTTAGCATTCAGTAGATTAACTTCATTGATTTCATTTTTCAATGATTCAACTTCATTTGTCATTTCTTCTGCTTCGGCCATTTCACTTGTACCTAAAAGATTTTTCATGGTAGCAGCAACAGCTTTTTTTCCTTTTTTAGCGGCATCCATTAGTTCTTTTTTAGCGGCATCAAGAGCAACTCCTCCTACTAATGCAACTCCTCCTAACATTGATGCTAAAAATTCAGCGTCTGTTATTGCTAATTCCATTTCATTCATTTCTTCATCACCTTCCATGATTTCTTCAGTTTCATCTTCTACTTCAATTTCTTCTTCACCTTCAGCTTCTTCGCCTTCAGCTTCAAATTCATCACCAGCTTCTAATTCACCTGTTTCAACCATGTCTTTAATAACATCCTCGATAAAAGATTTAAGATCTTCTTCAGACATTTCTTCTAAATCAATTTCCTCATCTTCACCTTCTATTTCAGAATCCATTTCCATGTCCATATCCATGTCCATTTCCATTACTTCTTCTTGTTCAGTTACTTCGTTTTCACCTTCAGTAATCTCTTCTTCTTCAAGTTGAGCATAATCTGGTTTTTTCTTAAGAAAGGATTTTGGTTCAGCTCCTGGGTCAATATTAGTTTCCTCAAGTTCTTCTTCGAGTTCAGCAAGAAGTTCTTCCAAATCAAGTTCTTCTTCCATTTCATAAGAATCATCCATTTTACCGGACATTTCTTCTTCCATTTTTGTTTCCATTTCTTCTTCCATTTTCTTACTTTCCATTTCTTTTGCTTCGTCTTCTTCCATTTCTTCTTCAATTTCCATCTCTTCTAACCTTTTAGCTAGCATTGATTTTAGTTTAGGAGTAATAGTTTCTTCCAAAGCAAGTTTTGCGTTGGCTATAGCTGTTTCTTTAACAGTTCTAGCTTCAGCGATTGCTTCTTTGAGCATTTCTCTGTTGTTTTTCATTTTCCTCAAAATTTAGGTTTGGGATTTACGATTATTCATGAATCGTAATAAGTTGTTTTACATAAGTGGATACTATATGGGATAGTATATTGTCCACAGAATACAATTATACATATATGGGGATATTGTAAGATAACACTTTTTAGAAAAAAAAAAGCCCTCATTTGAGGGCTTGAATTTTATTTTAAAAAAGATTTAAGGTAAATCTAAAGGTAATGTACTACCTTTTAATGCTTTTTTTAATAATGATTTACCATTTGATTGGATGTGTGTATATCCACCTTCAATTGCGGGACCATGGTGACCTTTTGCTCTTGGACCATGTGTAAATATTAATTCATCTTTTGATTTATCATATTTTACTGTATCTATAGGACCATGATTTATCATCATACGTCTTAAGTATTCTGTACTTTCATCTCTTAAAGTAGATATATTAGTAACTAATGAAGATGGTACATTATATAATTTAGGTTTTCTATCAAATATCCCTTCAAATAGCTTACCTTCAGCTAAATATTTTTTTAAATCGAAATTTTCCATTTTATTGTATTTTTAAAAAATGGGACAATTCCCATTTGAACATAATATTTCTGTTACTATAGTATTGACTGTAGAATATTTATCTTGACTATTAACATCTAAACCTTCTTTCACTAGCTGCATATATGAGCCTGGGTTTGATGGTGTTGAAACAAAATCCCAACAAAGTAAGTCAAAATCATCTTGTACTTCTAACATTTCTCCTCTTTGTTGTAACGAGCCCATACCACGAGATGAAACACCACAGGTTATACCACTTTCAATTAGAGATTTTAAAATATTACCTGATGGAGTTGGAAGAATTTCTATTTTACCTATCACACTATTTCCATCCCACCACATATCTTTAATATTGTGTGAAACATTCTTAAGATTAATTACTGAAGATTCTGGGTGGTCTAATTCTCCCAATGCCCTGTTTTCTTTGACTGATATGTTATACTTATCAATTTCACGTTCCCATAATTCTTTAGAATAATATCGTCCATTCCCATTTTTAACTTCAGCCGTAGCTAAAATACCTTCAACCAGAGGATTACCTCTTTCAGATAATTTACCTTCTAAAAGTGTAGGTTTAAAAAATTGGGTTTCAATAAGTACTTGTTTCATCTTGTATCAGAGTTTTTATTATATACCAGACAATTCTTGGTCCATTTTAGCACGAAACCAACCTTCATACCATTCCTCATAGTCTCCAAAAGGATCATCTTCTATTTTTTCATATGGATTATCATCTTCAGAAGCTCCATTATCAAAATCTTCTTGACCTCTCATATATGCTACACCACCCGGTGTTCCTTCAGTAATTTCCTCAGTCTTTTCATCGGGGTTATCAAACATACGTTTTCTTTCTTCCTCACGTTCATCGGTGTCTTCAATAGATTGAATATATTCTTTTGCTTTTCTATCTTCACCAACTATTTCAGTTTTACTCTTATACTCTTCACCTGTAAGTTTCTTATATTCTTTAAGATACTTTGATTTAGATTTTTGAAGTTCTTTAACTTCTTTCCCCATTTCCTTAATTCTGGTAGGGTTAATAAATTCAGCTAGATCTTCGTTTTCAGTAGCCATTTTCATCTTCATCTCGCGATTTTCGATTTCTTCCTCAATAGCTCCCATTTTAGCTTCTAGAGCTGCAACATTGCCAGCATTTTCAATTTCTTTTACTTTATCTGCTACTAACGATTTTTTTGCTTTTTTCTTTGGCTCTTCTAATTTTTCTTTTATCTTTTTTTCTTCCGGCATATAGTACTCGCCTTCATTCATAATTAAAGAAGTTAAACTTAATGATTCTTTCAAATCACCATATCCCGATCCTTTATATTTTCCTTTTAGTTCTTTTGGTTCTCCTAAGCCTGGGTGGTCTGTAGTATATCCTAACTCTTTAACTCCAAATTGACCATCTTTAACATAGTGTAAAGCATCTTTAGATAAATTTTTAGCTACTATTTCTTTTAATTCATCTACAGTTTTTTCACTGTTTTTAGGATCTTTCATTTCAGCATAATATCCATTTAAAAATTCTTCACCATAGATATTATCATAATTTTTCTTATCTTTATAATCGTATCCTTTAGTTTCTAATTCCTCAACTTCTTTAGTTGTTTTCTTTTCTTCAGCCTTGGCTTTAGTTTCTTTTTCTTTCTTTTCAATTAAAAAATTAGAAAATTTATCACTCCAAGGATCTTTTTTAGTTTCAAATGAATTTATTGCTTGCAACCCTACAAAATTTTCATTAATTACTTCTTTTGATTTTAATATAGAAGTTGCTTCTTCGAATGAAGAACCATTTCTGATTAAATTAGGGAATTTGGATTTTGCTTCTTTTAAGAAGGTAGACTTTTGTCCTTTTCCTTCTTTAATTAGTTTATATTGTTCTTGTAGAGTTTTCATTTATTCCTCAGGTTTTAAAATTTTAAGTATATCATTTAAATAATCATGAATTAAATCTGTACCATATACTACAGAATAAGAGTCAGGATTTTTCTTATAATATTGTTCAGTTTCTTGTTTAGCATCATTAATTAGGGGTTGAATTTGCCCTAATAAATCTCCAATTTTATCAAATCCTAACATTCTTTCATTTTGAAATTGTTTAGGACCTAAATCTTTTTCTTCTTTTATTTTTAATTTATACTTATACATATTACTACTTACTTAAATCCACGTAATCAACGCCTTTACTTTGCTTGCGTAATTTTTCTCTGTTTACAGGCTTGTAACCTAATTTATAATAATATATATTTTTAGCACCTTTAGCTTTTTTATTAGGGTTAAATGCAAATGGAGTTGAATAATTACCACCGGCCGCTGAAGTGGAAATTTCTTGGAGTAAATTTTTTATTGTGCTATATTGGTCTGGGTAGTTTTTTCGGATGTGTGTTCTATACTTATTAAACACATCTTTAACTTGTTGAGATATATCTTGTATAATATTATCCATCCCCCCTTCAGGTGTTTTTGATAAAGATTTAATAGCAGATAATGCTTGAGATAGTTTTTTAAGGGAATCACCAAAACTAGCTAAATCAATAATATCATGAGTAACTTTTCCTGTATTTGAATTTATGTTTGTGGTCTTATAATATCTAGTTAAATCAGAATTAAAAAAATCATTTACCACATCAATATCCCCATACTTGTTTTCAAGTCTTTTTAATAGATTTGGGCTTACTTCATTAGGTTTTAGAATTTTATCTTCCATTTGATTTTTTTAATTCTTCAATTAAAGAATAATATTGTAATAAATTAACTAAATGATCATCATTAATTTTAGTTGATTTATCTGCTTCAAAAATTAAATTACTAATTTCATTAATTTTAATTTGAGTTGCTTTATCAGTAACCTTTTTATTTAAATTCAAAAGAACTTCTTTTATTTCTACAATTTTAGTATTATAAAAATCTTTTAATGTTGAAGTTGAATCAATAACATTAATAAATTCTTTTAAAGTTAATTTTTGATCTAGGTTTAACCCATCATACTTCTCATTAAATTTTTCTAGTAAAATTCTATAAGTTAAAATACGAACATCCTTATCATAAGATTCAAATTCATTAATAACATTTTTCTTAACTTTTTCTGAGATTTCTTTAGAAGTAAGATGCTCTAAGAGAGTAATTTTATGTTGAATTACTTCAGAATAACTATTATGAGAATCTTGGTTATAAACTTCATTTAGAATATAAAAAGAAGCTTTTATTTTATAATTAGGGATTTGATTTTTAAAAAAATCTTCTAAATTATAATGCTTTTTAATTTCATTAACTAAATTATATTTTTCTCTTTTAAGGGTACTTCTATTTAATTTTTTAAAAGATTCTAAAAGTGTATTAATTATAATTTCAGCTTTCCCTTCTGTTAACCCTGTTTTTTTAAACAAAGTTTCATATAGTTTAAATTCTTTAGATAATTCAGTCTTAACAAAGTATTTTTGAAGTATATCTTTAGCAGGAGAATTCTTTGCAGATAAAGTATCAGACGTAATTTGTCTTACCAAGAGTTCGAAAAGAATACCGGTGTTTTTATACTTGGAATGTCTTAATTTCATTCTTAGAATTTTATTATAAATATGTTAGGATTTTTGTTTCTTAATATTGTCTTCATCAAGCAGAGATTCTTGCTTTTTGTCTTGTTCAAAAACCAAACGTTTTTTATTAATTGGTATTTGTTTAAGCATTGATTCTAAAGCTAAAGGTGAACCTCCTTTATAATTAGGTTTAATTGAATCGGAAGAGTTATAATCTTCTTTTGATCCTCTTTTACCTAATCTATCTTTCCCGAAGGCATTATCTTGAGTATTAATGTTAGATGCTTTTTCTTTAGGGCGTCCTAAATCTTTTTTCTCATCATAACCATCAGGAACATTTCCAGGATCTGATTGGTATCTTCCTTGACCATATAATGAAGCTAAATCATGGGGTGTGCCATAAGATTTACCTGTTTCTAATGGGTCATTTCCTTCTGCTTCTATTTGATTTAATCTAAATTTGCGTTTAGCATCCTCACGAGTAAGTTCTCGGTATTCTTCATATTCATTTTCACTAAATCTAAAAACATTATCATAAACCCAATCAGTAGGTAATAATTTATTTTCCATAATTGAAGCTGCTAAATCTACTTTTTCTTTCATTAATGCAATTCTTTCTTGATCATAAATGATTGAAGGAGTTGTTAATGAAAGTTCAAAATTAGATAATTGTTCATCAGTATAACCTTGGGTGTAAAGATGGATAGTAGCAATTTTATAAAGCTCTGATATTACAGTTCTTTGGATTCTATCAATGGTTCGTGCAAATCTAATATCTTCTGCGGCTAATGTTGCCTTACCATCTATATCAGCATCATATCCTAAAAATGCTTTAGGCACCTTTAAAGCTGCAAATAATTTATCTCTTAAATATTCAACATCTTGAATGCCATCATAATCTAAGCCTTTTGTAGTATCAATTTTAGTAGCAGAATCATTACCTCTTACAGGGATGAAGAAATCCTCCATCATATTCTGCATGTTATATTTTAAGTTATAATCACCGGTTTGTTCATCAACATACGGGGTACGTTTCATTTTGGAAACTGTTTTTTCCATAAATGCATCTACTTCATTAGGAGGAATAGAACCTACATTAATATAATAAACACGTTTTTCTGGGGCTCTTACGATTCTATGGACTAACATAGCATCTTCCATTAAAGTATATTGTTTAAATAACTTACGTCCAGGTTCAATATAAGAACGACCATAAGGGAGATAATTAACGTCTGTTAATAATCTAAAATGAGCCATCTCATAATTATCAAATGTTATTGTTTTTCCTGAGGGATTCGCGCCAGATCCTCCAGCACCATAATAGCCACCATAACCTCCACCACCTCCGGTTAAACCGTCAGGATCAAATTGAAAGGTAACTTCATTAGGATTATCTTTATTTAATCCTTCTTGTCTTACAATATTATAAGCTGTATAAGGAATGACATTATAAACACCATACTTTTCGGCAATGTCTAACTTTAAAAAGAAATCACCATATTTACACATCTGGCGTATCCACATCCATAAATTAAATTCTATATTTAATACGTCATAAAATAAATTATATAGTACTTTTTGAATATCTTCATCACTACTTTTAATACTTAGCACCTCGCCCATATCATCTTTTAGGGTACATTCATCTGCTATAATATCAAGGGCAGAAGCAATAATAGCATCAGTATCCATAGCTTCATAATCACTATAAAGCTGGACTCTCATTGTTTGGTAATTAAGAGCAGGATTATAAATAGGGGCTGCCCCGGTTACATGCAGTCTAGAAAATCTATCAACTAAAGAATTAGTTTCAATCTCGCCTGCTTTTTGGATAGAATTAACATCCATTACTTTAAGTTGGTCTCCTCCTATATTGCGTATAATTACGTCAGTAGAAAATAATCTTTTTAATCGTGTAAATACATTAGTATCTGCCATTGTGTAGAATTGTTATAATTATAAATATATTTAAAATAACCAACGAATATCTTCTTCTCCCCCATAAGGGTTATCAATCTTATAAGGATTACTACTTTTATCGCCTGAATAAACCCCAGTATATTTTGTAGTTGTTTTAGTCATACTATTTAAAGAAGCTTTAGTTAAATCTAAACCTCGTTGTCTAAATTTAAATGCTGTTTCTCTCATCAACATACCAATAGCAAATGACATAACCAAGTCATCATTGTATCCTGTTTGAGCTTCTGGTCTTCCATTTTTCCAAATAAATACTTTCATTTCTTCAACTAAACGTTTTGAATGAATAGTAACTCCTTTATCCCCAACTCCCTCTTGAAACTTACCAATAGATATAGGTCTAGTTCTGGTTGACATAGTAAATCCAGGAACCATTCTACTATTATCTGAATATTGGTCAAAATAAGAATCTGAAGTTATATCTCCATTTTTAGGAGAGTAATATAAATTAGGATAGTTACGATCTATTAACACTTGAACTACATGCCACCCTACATTTGCATTTTCTACTACTAATAAGGCATTATTATATTCTGTAGCTATACCAAATAATAAATGACCAAATTCTTTTGTACTAATTTGACCTTTATATTCTCCCACTTGAGTATTACTTTCAACATCCATTATATGAAATGCCGAAAAGTCTTTTGCATCCCCTCTCGCAACATCAGCTACAACCATATAATCTCTTGAATAATCTGCGGGTTGCCATATCCATAGGTTTTGGTCTGCTCCTCTTCTTTCAAGTGGGTCTTTTAAATAGGTTTGTTCGTAAAATTCTATATACTCACTATAAAAAACAGTATCACCTGAAGTGCTAAAATCACAATCACATTCTTGGGCTGCTAATCTAGGGTCACCTAATAATTCATCCTGGCGCTTTCTCCATTCTTCATCTCTTTCAGGATGTACATCCCAAGGTAAACGAACAGGTAAAAAATCATTTTCCTGAGCTTCTGCTTTAACCCACATTTGGTGGAACCAATTTCCGGTTCCATTAGGGGTTGATAAAATAATAGCACCACCCCCCGTAGCTAAAGTTTGTTGGGCTGCGGCCCAAGTTTCAGCAATATTATCAATAAAAGCTGCTTCATCAATTAACAATAAAGATACAGCTTCGGATCTTGCGGCATCTGTACTTGAGGATTTTGCTTGAATTTTAGAACCATTTTTTAACTTTAAAGATAATTTATTATTTTCTACATCTTCTATTTTTAACCATGAAGGTAAATTTTCGTACATAAATTGTACTTTAGAAACTAAATTTCGGGCGGTTGCTTGGGTAGTAGCTAAAGTTAATACGTTTCTATCTTCATGGAAAAGCATTAACCATAAAGCATAACCAGCAGATAAAGTTGAAAGACCTAATTGGCGAGATTTAAGTGTAATGGTATAAGGGTTATCTTCAAATAATTTTAATACTTTTTCTTGGAATGGGAATAAATTAAATTGGATTCTACCTCTTTGAGGGTGTTGAATAAAACAGTATTTTTTCATAAAGTGTACCGGATCTTGGCAACACTTAATATATTCTTGGCGAATTATTTGTTTTATATCTTGGGGCATTATCTTCCAATTTTCCAAAACAAACGACCTGTTAAAACAGGTTGTAAATTTTGGTTAATTCCAACTCCTAATCCTATTACTTTTTTCCTTTTACTTCTCCAAAGTAATTCACCTCCAATATAACTAAATTGTATTTTATTGCCGGCTAATCCAAATCCATAATAAAATTCATTTTTAGAAATTAATGAATCACGTTCTATGGTTGTAGTTGGAATATAAATGTTTGGATTAATTTCTCTGAATATTATTTGATTTTTTGATATAGTGTCATTAATTACTATATTACCCAATGAATCTAAATCTAATGTGTCTGTGTAAAAATACTTTGAGTAAT